TTTGCTCCTGCATATATTTAACTTGAACATCATCTAGATACATACTGTCTGGATTGAAAGCCAGGCTGACATAGTTATTACCTGTCTGGTCTGCCCGCCCGTATCTGTTCTTGACTGGGGCTACGCATAGATAGGTCTCATCACCCTGCTTCATCTGTCCTATAGTCAATACCATTGCTGGAATCTGATTGACCAGACCCTGAATGGCTGACCGTGGCTGGCAAGGATAACCCTCAAAGCCTTCCTTGGTATGGTGCAAGACCAGCACTGCTGCGTTGGTATCTCTTGCAAGATACTTCAACTCCTTCATTGCTGCTCGCATACCTTGGAATTCTTCGTGACCATCCATCGCAATATCCATAAGGTTATCTACCACAATAAGCGTTGGACTCCTACCCCACACAGTTTCAAATGCTGATACCTCGTCGTCTAAATCTTTTAGAGTGGGTGTTGACTCAAAGGACCAGAACAAGTGATTGTTTAGGGTAAGAATTTCTTCTGCTTGATGTGGCTCACGCTTGAGCAACTGCTCTGCTGCTGTCTGTGTCATACGACCAGACATTGCAACAAGACGCATTGCCATAGTGTGAGCATTGGTATCTGCGCTGAAGTACAGCGTAGGTACTTTGGATTTGGCTGCGATTGCCAGTGCAACTGATGACTTACCTGCACCTGGAGTGCCAGCAACCATCGTAATTTCTGCACGGCGCAGGATAATTCCTGCTCGTTCAAATGCCGCAAAGGCGGGCGGTAATGGTTCTCCGCCCACCTCTGCTTTGCTAATGCTACGCTTTAGAGTTCTCAATTTCTATCTCCTTACCGCAGCGTGTGCAATAGATTGTTTTGTTAACAAGTGAACTCCAATAAAGGTGTCCAATTATTTTGCAAATCCACATTACTTAACCTGGTCGGCTACGAATGTGTTCCACTCTGCGGAACCAGCACGAACATACTGATTCTTACACTTATCAAATGCACCCTTTGGTGCTGGGCAGAAGTAACCACGATAGGTCTTACCATCTTTACCTGTGCCCTGAATTGCAGTCATCTTTCCGTGTGGACAATTCTTGCCACCGAGTGATGGTCCGCCCCAGCCTCCGTTGTCTGCTGGTGTGTTGTCAATGATAGATGCGCCAAGTGCTGCTGCTACTTGCGCTGGTGCCATTGGCTGTGCTGTTGGTGCTACGCCTTTGGCTGCTGCTTCAAGTTCTGTTACTGCTGACTTGATTGCATCAAGTGCTGTTGCTACTAACTGGTCAAGTTCATCACCGTGTTCTGCACGAACTGTAATGAGTGAACCTGCTGCTGATTTTACTGTGATACTGATTGGTGCTTCAGTGCTAGCCACTGATTGTCTCCTGTTCTTCAAATGGAGTAGCAAGACCTTTTTTGTCCCGCCACTGTCTGACTTTCATTGCAAATTGTACTCCCTTCCAGCCCTCTGCTATGTCTATCCAAACTAATTTGCATAGACCAGTTCCTGCTGGCAAGTGAATGATGATGGCTTTGTCTTTATTGACATCACCCCAACTGCCACGGCGACCCGTAGCAATGTTGTACGGGGAGCCGTTGGCATAGATTGCCAACTGAATAGCAATGTTATTGGGATGGTCAATGCGACCAGTCTTTATATCTGCAATGAATCGTTCACCTTTATACTCAACAACTCTGTCTGGTGTGCCAGCAATTTTGAATTTATCTAGCACACAGAATTGTTCTATAAAGATTTTATTAAGTTGTGATGTTGCTTTCTGGTAGGCAATTAAGTCCCCTGCCCACTCGTCTGGAACTGGTCCGATGTCCTGTCCCAAATCTAGTTTCTCTGCAAATGAATGCAGCGCTGTGCCGATAGTTGCTGCACGGCTAGCGCCTGCAACTTCCATAGCATCTTCAATGTACTTGTTAATCGCCATCTTATCTTCTTGTGCTGCGCTGATTGCCAATAGCAAATCACTACGCACTGTTAGACCAATGGCTGCCATTCGCATCTTCCAAGCAGTCAATGCTGCTGGGTCGTCAAGGCTATTAGCAATAGTAGTAGCCCGTGTATAAGCGACTGGTTTCCCTCCCGTTTTGGGAAGGATTAACGGACGACCATATCGGTCTCGTTCTATTTCTTGTCTCATAAAATTCCTTGTCTCCTTGTAAAAGAAATGGGCTGAGAAAGGAGACTAATCAAAACCCAGCCCATTTCAGTAGGCAAAGTGTAGCAGATAGAAAGGCGGTTATCTGCTCACTTTGATTCGGCGTGGCATTGGCAAGCACAGCGTCTCCTGAGTGCGTGGATACTGATGACCGCAGTACCTGTGCATTCACTGTGCTTACCTACCATACATTTACCTGAATGCAGAGCATCAACATAAGTATGGTCTGCTATCTTAGGCATTACTGTTGACTAGCGTCTGCGCTGTCAATGTCCCATTCATCTAGATTGCCGTCACCATTGAACTCTAGGGTGAGGTCATTCTCTACAATGTCACGGGCATCTTCTTCTGAGTCTGCTTCTATATCTGTAATGACAAAGTTGATACGACCTGTCACTGTAAACAAAGACTTGAGTTTGTCTGAGCCAATAGACTCAAGCAACTCGTTAACATCTTCTACTGTGCAGGTAATCTCTGTATCACCTGTGTCATAGCGGTCTTTGAAAAACTCATAAACCTTTTCTCTGACTTGTGCTTTCTCCACCCAATACTTGTTAGCCTTTTCTTTCTGGTAATCAAGGTCTTGGATAGTATTCTTAATCATCTCATCGGTATACTTAATTGTATTACCGTCTTTATCTGTGTATAAGTATTCCATTGTAGTCTCCTTATGCTGTTAGTAGTTCTAGTGCTCTGAGTTTCAGGTTATCTGAACCACCAGACATAGCCCTGATACCAGAGATTGTGCCTTTATCTTTTTTGCCGTGGTCAGCATACTCAACAACAGCCTGCCACAAACCGAACTCCGTGCCACGGATATTCTCCTGTGTCTCACTGTTGCTGTAGATATTCATCGCAGTATGCCGTGCTGTATTGGCACGAGCCAACTGCGACTTTTCTCCAACAGATAGCAAAGCCAATGGCTTATCTTCTATTGTGGATGGTAGCGGAAATACCTTCTTGAAATAATTCAAGGCGTGTTCACGGGTAACTTCACGCTCGGATAGCGTGTTAGCAATACGCTCATATGCCTCAATGTTTTCATAAGATAACTTTAGGATATGACTAATCTCAGATACTTCTAACTTGCTGTTAGCGGTATGCTTGAGAGTATATGTGAAAGCATTCTTGTTGCGATAGATTTTATTAATCTGATTAGCGCAATACAAACGCTCAATGATTGGCTTGATGATGACTGAACTGCTGCCATCGTGGCTGGTCTTAGCCAAGATAAATGCAGCGTGTGGGTCATTGGCTACAGTAATCTCATTAGGTAATTGTAGTAGCATCCATACCTTTGCGCCATTGTCATACTCACCAGCGGCTGCATATCTAGCGTCGCCCGAATCAATCAGGGAATCAAGTGCTGAGAATATCTCGCCGTTCTGAAATGGTTGATAGCGATTGCCAACAACACCAATGACTCGTGTATCGCCAAAGGGTGTTGTTTTAACGACTGCTACTTTGTTAGTAACCTCAAGCGGAGTTGATTGCTCTGTGCCTGGGATTAGATAAGAGGCTGTCATATTGTGTAGTGATACTGACCAGTCAAGACCTGCTTGTCTGGCTACATCGCTGGCTGAAGTGGCTGTTACTGCTGTGCCTGACTTCACCCAGTTAGACATATTCTTGGGTTTAACTGCTGTTGCTGTGGTCATATTGTCTCCTTACTTCGGTTGTGCTACTCGTAGTAGTGCCCAACTGCTGCCTTCATTTAGATTATTTTTTGTAATTAAATCAGCAATCATTTCTGTTCCTGCTACTTGGAAGAATGAGTTACGCATTTCCTCTGACATAGAAAGAATTTCTTTGACTGTTGGTTCTGGTGATTCTTCATTGATGACTGTCTCTAGTTCCACTAGATGTTTGATAATCACTTGCTGTCTCCTTTATAGATACTTGGTTATGCTGCCATATGTGGCTGCATTAATAGTGTCAGTGTCTGACATTTTAAGAACACGAATAGTATTTTCAATTTCTTCTTTGCTTTCTTTATACTGCCAGTCGTGCATTGTTTCATACTCTCGTGTTGGTTCTTCGGGTAGTTTGATTGTGCCAGCAGGAAGATTAAATCTAACTGTTACTACACCGTTATATCTTTCTTCGGCACTGAGGTCTTCTGCTTTATTGATTTTAGTTAGTGCTAATTTAGCAACTTGTTTTGTCCAGCGCTCGTGCGCTGTTTTATATTTCTTTTCACTTGTTGCTTGATTTTTATAATTGGTTTCTAACTTTACCAATGCTTGCTCAAGAGCCTTAATTACTTTGACTCTTGATACTGGTATGTTGATACCTTGTCCACGTCTTGCCATTATTGTCTCCTTTATTTGTAGTTACTAGTACCACTTATGCTTGCGCCAATGAGCCCAAGCAACTGATGGTTTGCCATAGCGGTGCTGGATATAAGCCAGCCCCCGTGCAATTTGTTCGGGGGCTGGCGTAGTAGGTGCCATACCTAGTATCTGTGGAATGCCAAATGCAGATGACTTTGGATTATCTGCAGTGTGGTCCCACGCTGATTCTTTGCCCCAGAGTTTTAGTAATGCTCGGTATTCTGAATGACCCCACGTCTCATACTGTGCTGAGATGAGAGCCTTCGCATAAGATTTGCTCAAGGATTTCGTCCAACGAATCTCCTTCTTTGTCAAGGGTTTGTTTTCGTCCTTGTGTTTGAGCCTGTCTGCTACTGCTATTGCATATGACTGACTCGGAAATAGCACTGACGATAGAGTCAATGCCCAACTGAATAGCCCTGCTAACTTGCGCTTCATTTAGTACTCCATCTGTATAGGCAATAGCCAATTGCAATGAGGTATAGCCAGGTGATTCCTGTTGAGATGTGTGGAAAGACAACTTCATACATTTTCCTCTCCTAGTTCTATTAGAATAACATTAAGTATATTACGGACTAGTATCCACTGCCGCTCGTCTTGTTCCCAAGACTTGCTGTAAAAGTATCTGACCTGATAGTCGGCTGTATCTCTATGCCTTTTGACTATCTGAATAGCGGTCTGCGTATCTGGCTGATAGGTCTTCAATGGTTTCATTGAACTTGTTTACCTCCCATATGATTTCGTCTAGCCACTTGTTAATATCCTGTAGTTCTTTGAGTAGGCTCATACATATTTTCCTATCACGTCGTTGGTGTGTCCTGCTTTTAAACCATATTCTTCTTCAAGAACTCGGGCATAGATAGCCTTGAATTCTTCTGGTCTTTTCTTGGCTAGCACTCTGAGTGCTATACCATAGGCTTTAGTTCGCTTCTGTACTACTGACATTTCTTTAGCCATTGTTAGACTCCCATCTTTGCAAACGCACAGGTTTGGCATAGGTAATAACCTTCATCATTTCTATCATCAACTGGAACTACTAATGCCCAGCCACATTTAGTGCACTCGGCTTCAAAGTATTTACTAGTCATTGTATGTTTCCTCTCGGTCTTCTCCGAATACGGATACCCAACAATCTGGATGCATTCCACTAATTATCTGCTCACGCAATGGAACAGATAAAGTCTTGAATGCAGTCTGAACAAACTCACCTCTGAGATATGTGAACAGTTCAGTTTCATCTACCATTACTGTGCCAGTCTTATAACAAACTGGGCAACGTCTTGTTGCAAATACGGTCATCATTTTATTTGGTCTCCTTTGTAAGAGGCAGGGCTGCCGCAGGTAGTAGCAGCCCTGCCTACATTTATTAGTTTACAGACACAACTTCAATCTGTGTATAAGGTGCACGACGTTCGGCATTATCAATACCTGGTCGGCGGTCAAAGCGTGTAACTAACTTGCCAGTTAGAGTCACGACTTGTGATACTCCATCAATCCAAGACACATTAGCCAATGCATTCTTGGTATCAGAGTTAGTAAACACCAACGGCATTGTAAAGACACACTTGCCTTCATCATTACGCTGGCTTAGATTTGCAGTTATAACTTTATAGTTGCCAGAGCCTCGCTCCTGAACATTCTTGATATAACCTGTTACTTGTACTTCATTCATTATAGTCTCCTTTATAGTTTATATTTGGAGCGGTGTCCCGCCTCGCCCGTCGGGCGGGCACCGCGTCAGTTACACTCTTGACAACCAGTGCGCTTTGGATATACCAAGTTACACTTCTGGCAAACTACCTCAAACATATGAAGGACTGAACGACCTTCATCTTCATCTAGGTCAAACATATGCTGACCTAGAAAATATGTAGACGGACATCTATCCGCTAGATTGTAAGTAGCAGGGACAAACTCATCTCTGACCTTGCCATCTGCCATACGGGTATGACTACCTATCCAATCAGAAGCGACTGGTACTTCGCTCAAATCGGTTATGACATCACCTTCTGCCAAGCGTTCATCAGCCCTGTGATTCCAGGCTAACTCATCTACCTTAGCCTCATTGGACTCGTCACAAACTCGGCACTTAACATCGTAATCTGCGATAGTCATACAGTCATAACACTCCGACATCACAGAGATACCATTAGATACAACAAGAACTTCAGTCATTATTTAGTCTCCTTTATTCTATTCTGAAGCACTGCCCTGTCGCCCCGCCGCAGGGCAGTGCGTTCTAGACTCCTAAGAAACTCAAGATAAGTAACTAGGTCCTTTACTCGTAAAGGATAGCCACGCAATTCTTGCGAGTCAAGCATTTTCATATAGTTCCTTTCTGAGAGCGCTGACACTGGGCTGGCTAGCCCAATGGTGGAGATAGTAAAAAAGGGCTGGCTATTACTAACCAGCCCTTTTTGACTAGAGCGATGAGTCCTCTGCGGGCTCTACGATTTCATCTACAGATTCCAATCTGAAGACGGTGCTCCAAGCGTCGCCACGCTTGTCGGTCTTGAACCAGCCAGACACGCTAGCAACTGGGCGTTCTGTCTTGCCGCTTTCGCCAGTGAGTTCAGCGGAATGCTCTTGCTGCTCTAGGGAGCGGAGCGCTCCTACAGCCTTGCTGAAGCAAATAAAGGGCAGCGACGATTGAAAACCGCCGTTCTCATTGCGGAGAATAAGAACGCCTGTCGCGTAGTTGTTGCCGTTCTTAGCGGTCTTGATAGCCAAACCTGCAAGTTCGGCGTCTGCGAAGGAAACGGTGTGCTTTGACATTTTGTACCTGCTTTCTCTATGGAGTTTGCGCCACTCTTGTGAGTGGCTGGAGCGTTTTTAGCAGGGAAGCGGGTTCCCTCCGTCATAAAACACGCCCGCTTGCGGGGCGTGGTGTTGACGGGAGGGTGCTCCCTGCTATGCTCCGTTTTGCCACTCACGGCGCATACCCATAGGAAACAGGTGCTCTACAAAATGGCAGCACCGTTTGCGAGCGCCGATACTTGCGCTCTAGGTTTGCTATTGACCGCTGGCAACTGCGACAGCGTCTTCCGCAATGGCGGTTTGTCGCTGCCTGCTTCAGCGTAGGCTGTGCTCCGCCTGAGCAGCAGTTCCGCTACTGGCGAGCAAGACACCAGTTGCTGTCTGGTTGGTAGACCGACGGCGACGATTACCGTCTGAATAGGAATCGGAAATCGTCCGCAGTCATCGCTGGCAAAGGCTGGTTTATAGCCAGCATACAGACTATCGTAACTGTATAGCCAGCGCCCCAGACAGGTCAGCCAGACTGTCTGCCCAGACAGCGCTCTCTATACAGCACTGTCCAGGCGACAGCAAACAGTCTGTCGGGTCTAGAAGACCCCAGACTGTTTAATACTGGCTGAGAGTTATATAGTACACTACCAAAAAGATTTTCCCGTACAGAGATAGCCCCCTGCACTGTCCTATTTTGTCCGTATTTTATGTGAGTTGTATAACAGTTTTGTTATAAACCGTTCGGATTGGCTGTTTGAACGGATTAATACTATATAGGGGCGCAAAGCGCCCACTGATAGTAGCAAGCCTTTAGGGCTTGCGTTACAGACTGTATCTACTATCTGTTTCTAACTGTCTGTACTAACTGTCAGTACTGTATGAGATGGGACAGGTCTGTGACTTTTCAGAAGGGCAAAGCCAACCCTAGGGCAGAGGCTATGGCAGCCGCAAAGGCTAAGGTTATAGCCCTTGTCTCTGAGGGCTGGGCACCACATAAGGCTATGGCTGAAGTGGGCAAGCAACCCGATACCATCCGAATTTGGATGATGCGGGATAAGCAGTTTGCTGCTGACCTGACACAGGCAAAGGAAGACGCTAAAGAGCGTTCCCTGACAGCCCTTGGCATAGCCCGTGAGGATATAAGTTTTCCACAGTTCTCTGAAATGTTCTTAGAGCAGAAGGTCTTTCCCCACCATCAGGACTGGATTGACCTGTTAGAGGGACGGGAGCCTAGTTGGCTCCATCCAAATATGATTTATGAGAAGGGCGACCCTAACCGCCTTCTTGTAAATGTGCCGCCTGAGCACGCTAAGTCCACCGTGATTACGGTGAACTACTCTACCTACCGCATCGCACTAAATCCCAATGTCAGAATCATCGTAGTTTCTAAGACGTTGGTCAAAGCACGTGAGTTCGTGTATGCCATTAAACAAAGGTTAAGCCACCCGCGCTGGTTGAAGTTGCAAACAACATTTGGACCAGAAGGGGGATGGAAAGAAGATTCCGATACCTGGCGTGTTGACACCGTCTATTTGGGAAGCGATGCCCGTAATTCATCTGAGAAGGACCCGACTATCCAGGCACTCGGTATGGGGGGTCAAATCTACGGTGCCCGTGCCGACCTCATCATTTTGGATGACTGCATTACTACCGCTAACGCTCACGAGTATGAGAAGCAGATTAACTGGCTACAAAAAGAAGTTATTACCCGTCTTGGCAAAAATGGTAAGTTGTTAGTAGTTGGGACAAGAATTGCGCCGACAGACTTTTACAAAGAACTCCGTGACCCGAAACATTGGTCGGGCGGTAAGAGCCCGTTCACTTACATGGGTATGCCTGCCGTGCTGGCATATGCGGATAAGCCAAAAGATTGGGAAACTCTCTGGGCTAAATCGGACGTTCCGTGGGATGGCGATGATGAGACACCTGACGAGCAAGGGCTCTACCCGAAATGGGACGGTCCAACACTCGCCCGACGTAGAGGAGAGGTAACTCCATCTACGTGGGCGCTGGTCTACCAGCAAGAAGATGTTAACGAAGATTCTATCTTTCCAGCCGAACTGGTTCAAGGTTCGCTCAATGGTATGCGTAAGAAAGGTCCGCTAAGAGCAGGGGCTGCAGGACATCCTACGCAAGTTGAAGGTTATACCGTTGTAGGTTTTGACCCTGCTATGGCTGGCAACGCTGCTTTTGTTGCGATGACTTATAACAGACACGATGGAAAGATTTACATACTTGACTGCCTGAATATGGCAGAACCAACACCACAGAAGATTAGGCAAGCGATTGAAGACTTTGTTCAAAGGTTTAAGCCGCAGGAACTCCGCGTTGAAATCAACGCCCACCAAAAAGCCTACGCCCTTGACTCCGACTTACAGCAATGGCTGGCATCTTATGGTGTTCGCCTCAATGCTCACTTCACTGGAAAAAACAAATGGGACACTAACTTCGGAGTCGCAGGAATGTCTACGCTTTTTGGAACTGTCACCAACGGCAAGCACCAAAAGAACAACATCATTGAACTCCCTAGCACTGAAGGTTCTGAAGGACTTAAGGCTTTAGTTCAACAACTTATTACGTGGAAGCCTAATACCAGAGGCAAGACCGACTGCGTGATGGCTATGTGGTTTG